CTTGCTTTCTTGACACTGATATATGCGTTAAGGTCTGTCAGTACTTGGTCGATGAATTTGAGAATGTTTCTGACTTGAATTTTCGTGAGGTGATTGTATCCCTCGTTTAATTGCTTGTCAAGACCTTCTTGTAGTTCAGTGAATTCTGTCTGCTTCTTTTTCCAGATATCAGTAATCAAATTGATATGTTGCGGCATGACGTTGAATCGTGCAACAATATCCATGGTCTTTGCACTTGCTTTACCACTCAGAATAAAGTCATCAAACACACCTTCAAGTTCACCTGCGGCATCTTTTGCTTTTTCACGCAAAATGTCCTGAATGTTTTGTCTGGTAACTTCTACCGCAGCCTTATTTTCTTTAGAAACGGAAGTTCTACTTTCTTTTACTTCCGGTTTATGCACAGCACGGATAAGTCGGGCAATCTCATTTTCAAGGCTAGAATGTTCATGCTCAGTGAGCTCCAGACCGCGTAGCTTCATTCTAGCGAGCCAGCAGTATGTATTAATGACCTCATTATCAGCAACTCGGCGTACAATCTTAGCTTCTGATTGACGATTGCTGAAATCTAGGAACTGGCACAATAGTTCCTTTGCGTCTTTTTTAGTATAAAACCAGTTATACCAGCTAAATGAATTACTTAGCGCAGAGGTTCTACGGTCAGAGTCAGGTTGAATAACAAACAGTGGTTCGTCACCCATATACTTAGTATCAGGGTTTTTTGGATTCAATGCTTTAACTTGACTATGATCCTCAGAATTGCGCTTACGTGTTGCCATGTGGCACTCCTTTACGATGATTTATGTATTGTAGCACAGCCCATATTTATTGTCAACCTTCCTCGATAAATACATGTATGCCAAAATTGTCATTATACCGCCCAAATAAACAGAATGATTATCGTTTCTTTGATAGAACAATATCCGAAGAATTGCGTGTGGGCGGCACGGATTTATATATTCACAAATATTTAGGGCCAACAAATCAGGGTGCCAGTATAGATTATACACAACCTGAATATGCTAATTTAAGCCCTACAAATATACAGGATTTACTATTTTTAGAGAATAGAGATAGGACATATGATCCAAACGTATATAGATTACGTGGACATTATAATGTACAAAACTTAGATTTTGATTTAAGTCAATTTGGATTATTTTTAAATAACGACATTATCTTTATAGTTGTACATTATAATGATATGATTGATATTGTTGGTAGAAAGTTAATGGTTGGAGATGTATTAGAATTACCACATTTACTTGATTATAATCCATTAAAAGAAACTATTCCAGTAGCATTAAAAAGATTCTACCAGATTACTGATGCTAATTTTGCGTCAGAAGGTTTTAGTCAAACATGGTTCCCGCATTTATGGCGTATTAAATGTGAGCCATTAGTTGATAGTGAAGAATTTAGTCAGATATTACAAGAGCCTATTAACCAAGATAATTATCTAGGATTATGGGACAACGATAAAACATATCCACCGGGATATATTATAAGTTACGGTGATAAAAATTATGAATCAATTATTGAAGTGCCTGCTGGAATTAATCCACCAAATGAAACATATTGGAAATTGAGTGACGAACAAAATCTAAAAGATATTCTTTCTGTGTACAATAAAAATCTTGAAATTAACGATGCCGCACTTCAAGAGGCAAAACGACTGTTACCCAAATCAGGTTATGACACAAGTAATCTATACATTGTTCCTACATATGGTGAATATCAATCCAATGATAAATTATCTAACAAGTTAAATCAGCCCGCGCCGCCGGTTAACGTTGTAACTAGTGCCGCAACTACCGGTGCTCCTGCTCCAGTCGTTGAAATTTATACTAACACTGAATATGTGAATGACAGTCCATATTTAAGAATTCCTGCTGCAACCGTAGCAACAATATGGAATCAAATACTAGATGCGTCATTCCCAGGAATACCTTCTACTCAATTGAACATTACAACTTCAATGCAAGTGCAAGAAGTTGCACCAATGATGACAGACAGTGGATCTGGTCCTGTAACAACTGATTTTATATTGACCATAGACAGTATGACGACCATTACAGGTCCATACGGTACTGCTGATAACACATACGCAACTGCTGACCAAGATCCAGTAGCGCCCGGATTTACAGGAACTGAGCCATACGGTCCAAATACTATGGACTACCGTGCAGATTGCGATCCTAGATTCCAATTCATTGCACGTAGTAGTCCAAGAAGTTTCGGTTATACTGCAGGTTACTTAACAGGTACAAGTGAAGCTCCAAATGGGTTCGCAAGTGGCGCAGGTATTGCGTTCCCACAGAACCCACAAGTTGGAGATTATTTCTTACGCATCGACTATCTACCACAATTATTATATCGTTGGGACGGTAAAATATGGGTAAGAATCAGTGAGAATGTCAGAACAGATACGGGATTGATGGAAGCAGGTAATCAGACACAAACTGCTAGCTTTATAAATAACAGTAATGTTACTGTATTGACAGATGGAGCCACAACGACACAGAAACAAGCGTTGTCCACAATATTAACTATTGCTCCAGATCCAATACCACCAATAGAATTATAACATGGCACAATTTTTTTACGACAATCAGATACGCAGGTTCTTAATTCAATTTGCGAAAATCTTTAGTAACTGGTATGTTACTAAGGGAAAAGATCCTGCAGGTAATGATATTTTAGTTCGTGTTCCTATTATGTATGGTGACCAAAGTCGCCAGGCAAGTACTATTATTGCTAACAATAGTGCAAGTAATCTTCCAGCAGCTCCTTTAATTACTTACTATATCAGTGGACTAGAATACGACCAGCGTAGAACACAAGACCCAACTTATGTTGATAGAATTAATGTACGCCAACGTACATATAATCAAGAAACAGGTCAGTATGAAAGTGTACAAGGGCAAGCATTTACTGTTGAACGATTGATGCCTGTACCATATACATTACGTATTACCGTTGACTTCTGGACCACAAACTATCAACAAAAGCTAGAATTAATTGAACAGTTAGGTACACTTTTCAATCCTAGTATGGAAATTCAAAGCACTGATAACTTTATTGATTGGACTTCGTTAAGTGTTGTATATCAAGATGGATTAACATTTAGTAGCAGAACAATACCACAAGGTACTGCGAACCCCATCGATGTAATGTCTTGGAAGTTCTACATGCCTATCTGGATTAGCAATGCCGCTAAACTCAAGAAGATGGGCGTTATTGAAAAAATTATTGCAAGTATTTTCAAAGGTACAGCACTACAAGATATTCAAAATGATGACTTGTTGTTGGGTACTAGACAAAAAATTACACCATATGGATATAAAGTATTACTAATGGGTAATCGCCTTCAATTGTTACCAGGTGATAATGCCCCGTTCGTAAGTAACGTTGACTTAAACTATCCTGAACCACCTAATACAAGTTTATATTGGACATCCTTATTAAATGTCTATGGCACTATTCGACCAGGTATAAGTCAAATTTGGTTACAAAATCCATACATGGATACTGATATTGTAGGTACAATAGTACCAGATCCAACAGACGATAGATTATTAATTTATGACATTGACCCCGATACACTTCCGCAAAATACACTTAGCCCAGTGAATAGTGTAGTTAATCCTTTAATTTCAGGACCCAATGCAGGATTACCAGGACCTGTAAATGGTATAAGATACTTATTGGTAGAATCCATAGGTAGCCAAGGTGATTCTACAATTTCATGGGGAGATTTGGTAGCAAACGCTAATGATATTGTTGAGTATGATGCTACATCGGGACAATGGTTTGTTAGCTTTGACAGTCAAGCCTGTGAAACAGTAGAATACGTGACCAACCTTACTACAAGTATTCAGTATCGTTACACTCCAGACGGTGTTTGGATGAAGTCATATGAGGGTTGGTATGACCAAGGAGATTATTCTATTGTGATTTAAACGTGATAAATCATAATATGAGTAATACTTCTGCGGGTGTTTTCTTTTATTCTAAAAAGACAGATAGATATCTATATCTATTAAGAACTGACCACAAGAACCCAGGCAATTGGGGAATACCCGGTGGAAAGATTGAAGACGGTGAAACATTAATTGAAGGTGTTGAACGTGAATGCATGGAAGAAATTGGTTACTTTCCAAAGAAAGCTAAACTAATACCCATTCAAAAGTTTGTGAATCATTCATTCACATATCATACATTCTTTTGTGAAGTTGAAAAAGAGTTTACTCCTATGTTAAATGACGAACACTGTGGGTATGCTTGGGTAGGAGATAATCAATATCCAAAACCATTACATCCTGGACTGTTCAACACAGTAAACTTTGATGTTGTACAAGAAAAACTTAAAGCGTTAACAAAAAAGGACTCGTAAGAGTCCTTTTTTATTTGAGCAACTTACCCAGTGTGTCGAATCCTAATGACCCGATAACTATACCCGCTCCCATCATCATCCAACGCCACTTCTCTAGTGCGGAAACTTTTTGACTAAGAGCAACATGTGCTTGTGAATCAGCATCCTGCATTTCTTTAATCAATTCTTTCATTTCAGCACTATTTCTATCCAAACATTCGTGAACAGATTTCAAGTCCTCTTTAATCTCACCGACTTTATCTTCGATGTTCTTAACTTGGACTTGAAGAACTGCTATTTCAGTTTTAGTTTGCGTTGGCATTCTGACTGTTTTCGCTGGCATAATTAAGCGTTATTGATAGTAACGATTGGGTAAGGCTGACCACCGTATGTATCAGCATCGTAGGCAGTATTAAATGTTGCAAATACTGGACTAGAATTGTTGATATTGTCACCGGCTAGAGGTGCTGTAACACCTGATGTTGCAGTGAACAATTCACCATTATGGTCACTCAATGACTGTACAAGAGTTGTGTCAGTATTAGCATATGTAGCTTGAATAGCCATAGTACCTGGATATAAATCTGCGGCTGCTATGTTTGCTGTATAGCAAGCACCCACTAAACCTGATGTCAAACCTTGTACTAGATACTTCTGCTTACCCTTTTGACGAACAATGAATCCATCTTCACTGTTAGCAAATACATAACCTGTATTCTTTGCGTTAGCTGCACTGTTTGCTGCAAACGTAGCAAATGTAGCGTTAGCATTAGCGATATCATCAATATAACCTAAGAAAGTACCATCTGCTGTTGAAACTGCTGTACCATCTGTCAGTGTGTTAGCAAAGTCTGTACCAACACCAGTGATGTTAGGGCTGTCATCAGTAACTGTAATAGTACCTACACCATTTTGTGCGATAGCAACGCTTGCTAATACTTGAGGACCAATGATGGCTGTGTTACCACCAACTACGCTATATGTGTTAGCGTTTGTTGCCGGGAAGCCTGTGCCACCATTAGGATTGTTAAAGTATGCGTCAACTACACCTACTGAAGCAGCTACTGAACCACCAGTAGTATCACTTAAAGTTACTGCTGTTCTTGTTGTGTTTGCACTTAAATCAGTTGCAGAAACTGTGAAGTTATTTGCATCGATTACTGTTAATATCCAGTATGTTGTGTTAGCTGTTAGTCCACCAACACTTGATGCTACTACGAAGGGCATACCTGCGATAACACCTGTTGTTGTTAAACTTTGTGATACTGTAACTGCACCAGTTGCTGCTGTTGTATCTGTGATTGTTAAGACTGCTTGAGCCTTAGCGATTTTTAAAGGACGTCCCATTTGTTTTCTCCTAGTTGATATGTGGGTTCTATTCCACTACGCGGCGGGGACCGCATAAACTCTCAGAATTAAGAGCGTACTATATATTTATCAAATTTGGTAAATTATTCGGTGCCAGTTTCAGGATGATTCATACCTAATTCAGTGATACTGAACGCACCTGCGGTTCCTGCTACGTTGATGAATGCTACATAATTGTTTTGTCCAACAATTACACTATTAAGAACTGTATTAGCAGGAACAATCTCACATGCTGTTAAATTAGCAGTAACATTGGCATCACCTATAGCAATTGCTATTGCTGAGGTTGATGTTGAAATTCTAACTTTATCGGTTTGTATAGCTGCTGATTTTTGACTAGAACCAGTTGCTGTATATATGTATGACGCCATTGTTGTATTCCTGTATTATATTTATTGAAAGTTGATGCTTAGTCCATTACCACCAAGTCGAAGGTTTGATCCAGTAATAGATAAATTAGATGATGTGGGAGGAGCAACAATATTATTGTATAATACCTTTCTAGTTCCACCCATTAAACTATTTAACACACCCCAGTCAGTACTAGTTGCGGTAGTTGGATCAGGACCCTGATAAAATGTTGAAGCACTTTGTTCTGTAAGTGACTGTAACCATGTTCTAATATCTGACCAAGTCCAAGAACGATTTGTTTCTAGTGCTGTAGCAATCAGACCTGTAGCAGTCGGGCAAGCAGAACTTGTACCACTGAATCTACAATCTGTTGATGTTTGTGTTGATCCGGCATATGTATAATCATACCTAGGATATGAACTGTAACTTAAATTAGAAGTTAGTGTACCATCACCAGGAGCATAACAATCAATTTGTTCACCCATATCACTGTAACTAACTTTTCTTTCTAGATTACCAGCATTATAATCGTCATCTAACGCACCTATATTTATAGCAGGGTATACAACTTGACCGCCTGATGTATATTTTCCCAAGTGTTGTGGAAATCCTCTTCTACTTGTAGTGTTATAACAAGTTGAGCCAAATTCATCATGTGTTGCGCTAGACAGAGGGGTGCTAGCACTTGTTGACCAATAGTTGTTATAATCAACATGTGATGATCCTACTTGTTTTTGATTACTGTTTCCTGCAGCCACAACAAATATTACACCACTTGCTATTAATTCATCTCCGGCGGTTGTAAGAGAATTATCTAACATTTCTCCCTTGCATCTTCCAGCGTCACCTGCTGTTCCTATGTAATACATAAATTGAGGTTTAGTTCCCGAGTAAGCGACTCCTCCTGCTCCTGAAGTACCTTGTCTAAAATAATAATATCCTGTAGTAGGTGTGGTTGCTCTAAATCCCCAACTGTTACTTGAAATAGTAGGGTCTTTGGTTCCGTATAAAGGATTGATTGGTTTGTTTTGATGAAATATTTTCATCACATCAAAGTAGTTATCCACAGGCCACAAACCATTATTGCCATAAGCATTAATAAACCATTTATTAGCATTATACGCCCAACCATATGTTCTACCATATGCTTGACCACAGCAAGCTGTACCGTGTTGACCATCACCGTATTGTGGCGTAGCAGTGTTTGAACCATTACATGCCGCCCTTGTATAGTAAGAAGGAATTGTCACTGTACCAGCAGAACTAAATTGACTAGACCTTGCTGATGAGTTACCCCACCACTCTCTTGCGGCTGTCTCTGTCGGGACAATTGTTCCGTCCCAACGTGTCATTAATCTAGTGCCGGGGCTTGCATTGAACCATGCGCTATCAATATAATAAGGACCATCTAATACCATATCTAAAAGGTCACAGGTTCCATTTCCCGGTAATTTATTTCCACCTACATAATTTGTTGGTCCATTGCCTGTGTTATTTTGAAATTCGACATGACCAAACCAACAGCCATCATCACCTACTACTACGTCAATATTTTTACCTGTATTTGTATTTGTAATTGCATTGTTTAATACAGTACTTGTGCTTTGTCCTTGCCAAGGATTAGAATATTGTGATGTTCTTAATAATTGATATCCTGCTCTGTTAAGTTCTGTGGCAGACACTGGTTGAGATAAAGGTATTCCACTTCCTGATAAGTTATAATAATTTTTTACGGCACTACTATAACGTGTAGCAGTATGAAAATCATCTGGACTAGGTTTTGGAAATACATCAGGATTGTCCGCATGATTTAAATGAATAAATTTAATATCTTCATGTCCACTTAGCTGTTGTGCTTCTTCATCAGTCATTAAATAAACTGCCCTAGTTGGACTATGTTCCTTTAAGTCAGTGCATTCTACTGCTCTTGCAGGAATGTTATCATCCAATGACCCATCTTGTGTAAGTATTTCGTGGACTTTATCCCACGCTTCTGGCGTTGTAGTGCCAATTACATAATATTTTTTTTCACTCATAATATTATAATCTACCTACAGCTATTTCTATAATTCCTTCAACACCGTCAAAGTTTTCAATTGCTTTACCAATTACCATACCTATTTGAGCGTTATTCCATGGTCTAGCATATCCATTTCCTGCACTTACCATGATATCACCTTTACGAACTTTGCCTCTGACTTTACATGGTACACGTCCTTGCAAAGCAATGGCTACAGCAATACCAGGGCATTTTGCATTCATTGCGTAAGCTGGGTTAGTTGATACTACACCAGCAACTCTAGTAGTTCCATCTTCTGCTACTGTGACTTCTTTCTCGCCACCAAACTCTAATACTGTTCCGGGTTCGTAATAATCATCAGCTTCGTAATATTCTGCTAAGTCAGCATATGTTGCTATTAGTTTTGATCCTGATGACAATGACCAGTTACCCGTGATTGTCCCTGCAGTAGTATTGGACCCAGTTGATAAAACTGTAACATTGCTAAGTGTAACACCTGACGTTGCTGATATAGTTAATGTACCTGAACTAGTAATAACAGGAGATCCTGCTCCCGTACCTACAAAGTTTGCTGCTTGTATATTTCCAGTTGCAGAAATGTTTCCTGCGGTTATGTTACCCGTATATGTTGGTAAGTACGCCGCTACATTTGAGTTAGAATATGTGCCGGCAAAGCTCACAGCAACACCGTTAGCATAATAGTAGTTATCGGTTTTGATTCCAAGAACACTAGCATTGCCGGAAGCACTTACTTGACCACCAGTTACTAAATTACCACCTGTGATGTTGCCAGTAGCTGTAATTAGTCCTGCTGTTCCTAAATTACCAACATTCGCATTACCCGATACACTAACACTAGTCAACGTGCCTGTGCTTGTAATATTAGGCTGTGCTGCTGTTGTTACTGTACCTGCTGTTGTAGCACTAGTTGCTGTTCCACTTAGTGCTCCTGTAAATGTTGTGGCTGTTACATTGCCAAACGTACCATTACCTGTGGCACTAACAACACCTGTAGTGATTAAATTTCCGCCTCGAATGTTACCAGTGGCAGTAATCAGCCCTGTAGTATTCAAATTACCTACGTTAGCGTTAGCTGTAGCACTGATGATACCACTTGTTACTAAGTTACCACCAGTGATGTTTCCTGTTGCTGTAATCAAGCCGGCTGTACCAATATTACCAATATTAGCGTTACCACTTGCACTTATTGTTGTAGTAAATACCGCATTAGATAATGTTACTCCTGATGCATTAGAAGTAACTGTTTGACTACCTAATTTAATACTTGTACCTGATAGATACAAGTCTCTAAAAGAGTTAGTTGAATTTCCTAAATCGTATGTTACATTGGATGTTGGTATAATATTACCGGTTACATTGATGTTTCCTATGTTAGCATTACCGCTTACACTTAAACTTGCTAGTGTACCAGTACTAGTTATATTAGGCTGTGCTGCTGTTATTAGTGTGGCTGATACAAAGTTTGCTGTTACTAAATTGCCACCGTTGACATTACTTGCAACTAAATTGCCATTTAATGTAACTAAGTTTCCACCTGTTATGGTAAAATTAGCTGAACCATCTAATACGCCTGAGTTATTAAACTGAATTGTGTTTATGGAGCCGCCTGCGTTACTTACGCCTGCGCCACTTATCAACGCTGTTGCAATACCAGAATTTGCAGTATACACTCCAATATCAGTTCCGTTGACTGCATTTGCGGGATTTAAATCTTGAGTTGTATATAACTCTACATTTCCTGATGTAGGAAAGTCAACTGCTACTTTTATATAGAACGTTTGTCCATTGATTATTGCATCTACGTTTGCTTGGTCATCTGTTACTGCACCACTTATAGTTACTGCTAATGAATTAGTATAAGGTGTAGTGTTTGCAACTGTCATTATTACAGGTGTTGCTGTTGATAATCCATATATAGCTGAACGTAAAGTTCCTTTACTTGTCCAAGCTAGATTTCCGGCGCCGTCAGTTTCTAAAATGTAGCCAGTTGCGCCGCCTTCTATACTGATGTTGGCAACACCTCCTAATTGTAATTTGGCATTGCCTAACTGACTGGCATTTCCAGTCCAGTTTTCCCATGTATTTGTTAGTGCGACATAAGTTAATGTCTGTCCATTAGTTGCGCCACTAATGTTAAAATTGCCGCCATCAGAACCGTCAATTTGACTAAAACTAATATTAGAATAACTAGTTAGTACTTCAATATTTTCATTGGGAGTTGTTTTACCTATAAACAAGCGTTTAGCGTCACTAGCCCAACCAAACTGTGCTTCGTCAAGCTGTGGTAGGTCTACTAGATTTCCTGAACGTTGCTGGATTTTCGAAATTTGTATAATGGCCATAAGTGTAATTCTTCACAGATTTACACTTATTTATCAAAAAACCATTATAGGAACTGTGTGTAATATTGCTCAACCCGCTTGAACCAGCGGTCTGTGTATATATCAAACTCACTACCCTCAAGTATGAATTCCTGATATTGATTATCAGCGGAACACATAAAAATAACGCCTTTTCTTATATTTGTTCCGTGTACTTCATTATGTGCGTTAGCATATGCAGCTAACTGTATAAAATAATCCTCGATCCACTCACGTTTTTTCGGCTTATTTGTTTGCTTGTGGTCCATGATAGCTTCTGATCCGCTATGTACTCCTACTAAGTCCGTAGTCCCTGCATAAACTTTAGGAAAATACAAAGGAACTTCTGTACCCCAGAATTCAGTACAGTTAATAAGACCCTTGTTGATAATTGACTGGGCCATCTGATGGCTTTGCTTGCTATATGGATTGCTTCCGGGCTCATTAATGACTCCTGTTCTAACGTAATCTTCTATGAATTTATGCATTCGTGTACCACGGCCTGCAGCTTCAGTGGTAATCTCTTTTGCTTTTTCATGTCCCACTCTATTACGCCAATTTTGTAGTGCTTGTTTAGATTCTTGTGATTTTGTAAAGTCTAATATAGTAGTAACTGAGGGTAATTTTTCTCCATCGGGAGTTGCATATTTTCGTGCTCCGTCAATCGTTTCACGATATAGAGGCTCATATGTGAATTTTTCTATTATCATAAGTTAAGTAAATTTTTTATTTTATGTGCAAACAGTTCATGGACCTCTTCCTTAAAATGTCCCCCAGGGAGTCTAAATGATTTTTCATCCTCTGGTTGCATTGAAGTAATATTTTTAAAATCTAGTTCAAGAAAATCTATTAGCCTTTTTATGTCGTTTATCTCTGTTAGTCTATTAATTTTTGCTAAGTCAGGATATATAGACATTACAAATTTGACAGTTTTTACACCGAATGATAGCATTATACATTTTATAGCTGCTAATTCTAGTAAAAAGGTAAAGAAAAAACCAAATTCATCCTGCAACATCATCCTAGCTTTGTAATATTGTTTTTCATATTCATTGCCATACTCTAGTGTATATGGACCCATATTATTATAAATTATAGTTTGGTCTTCGTCTAACTGACATAAACTTACTCTGCTAAATTCTGTAATTTGTACTATACCTATGTCTATTTTTCTATCATATTTTTGAAATTCTATAAAATCTTTTAACACCACGCCACGCCACATCATTGGATTAGAACCACCAAATGCTGCATTTACAACTTCTGCGTTGCAAAGTTTTCCTAATTTTGCAGGCCATGCTCTGGTTTTTTCTCCGTACATTTTATTATAGTTGTTACCGAACGCCTTCATTTCGTTTTTAAATTCTTTACTGTCACACCAGTATAGATATTCATTTAAGTTTTTGGGATTTAGTTTTTGATATGACACAAAGGTATGGTCAATTAATTCTGCACCTGCTGTGAAACTATCGCCTATGGTGTATATTGAAGTCATATATGTGAATCTCTAGGTATTGGATGTATTTTATTTTTAAATTTTAATGACCATGATAGGTCAGAGTTTACCCAAAGGTCTAGTAATTTTATATCTATGTCATCCAGTTTAGATAAAATTTCTCGGTGTATAGCCATAGTTTTCATTTCTGGGTCTTTATTAACATCTAATAATAATTTAGTTAATTTGTTCTTATCAATGTTTACACCATCACCTATGTCGGTTAACCAGATTATTTTGCCCTTCCGAAAAGGATTACCTACTATTTTGTTAATTTCATCGCTGACAAAAAAAGAATAAAAGATACCCTCGGATGCTGGTGTACGTGAGTGTTCTGGATAAAATAATTTGTATCCTAACTCATGCAACGTACACTTATTCACTAACGGTTCTCTTTTAACTTTAAACGGTGTAAACGGGCCTGAATAATAATCTATTTGATAACCAAACATCTCTACATACTTTTTGTAAGTTCCCACAAAATTGTGCAGAGCACCAAAACCACAATAACTTCCACTTCCTATAATTTGATCCCATTCAGATATATCTGTGGGTTTTATAAAGAAGTTTTTTGAGTCTAGTAGTAAGTAATCATCTTCATATTCGTATGCCAATAACATTTTTTGTAATTGTTGAGTTCTCCAACCATTACTAAAATAATCAATCTCCCCATAATTATCTCTGGTTCCTATTGAGGTATAGGGATATGAATATTCTATTCTTCCCCTAATCAATAGTTCGTGATTAGTATAATACGGTTTAAGCCATCTATACCAAAATTCTAAATCAGGATTGGACTCGTTAATAATTATGATATGCTTACAGGGGTTCAAAAAACGTTGGATACTTTCAGCTTGTAACAACATTTGCTGAAAATCTCTATTGCAGGTGACTGTTGCAAGATACATTAAACTCTAAAACTTTCTCCGCAACCACATCGGTCACGTTCATTGGGATTACTAAATTCAAATCCCTCATTTAATCCATTTCTTACAAAATCAATAGTCATTCCTTGCAAATAAGGACAACTCTTTGGATCAATATATAGTGAGCATCCATTGCACTCAACTACAACATCCGTTTCATTAGGAGTATCAACATACTCCAATACGTAAGCTAGTCCAGAACAACCAGTGGTTTTAACACCAATACGTATGCCGAGACCTTTACCGCGTTTGGCTATTGTTTGCTTTACTTTTTTCGCTGCTTTTTCTGTTAATGATATCATAGTCCCCATCGTTCCTTAATAATATCGTAATAGCAAAATGCTAGAAAACGTTGGCCCTCATAATTTGTATGATAACCAGGATCCTCACTACCATATACATTTTCTTGTGTTACTCCTTTGGGTGGATATTTAGCATGTGCAGCAAAAGGATTTTTTTCATCATCATCTAGCATATATTTTTCTTCCAATAATCCTTCTAATGAAGCATTCATTTCTGTAATATTATTCCAGAGAGAAAATCCGGGATTTACCAAAAAAGCAATATTATGTTTTCTTAGTTGAACCAAACCATCACGAATTATCCACTCATCAATTTGTCTTTTCCATCTAGCATCATATAAACAATTTACATATTTCTGCAATGCTTCTACTATATAGTCAGGAACTGACTGATTTGGCCTATAGTTATGATACCAGTTACCAGCAAGACTGTGTATAGTTTCAACAATTAACCTAGAATGGTTTTTTCCATAATTGATGTTATCTAAACCGGCTTCTTTAAAATAAGATTTCCTATCATCCTTATCTTCGTTGTATTCAGTTGGTCTTAATACAAAATCTATTAATTTTTCAAAGGGACTAAAGTTGGTTATGTTTAATTTTTCTTTTGAAAAATTTGGTATCTCAATTCTATCGTAAGATGTAGGGGTTATAATGGCAAAATCAGGACGCTGCCTGATTACTTCATCTATCTGAATTCTTATTCCTCCGTTGCTACAACCTTGTCTAGCAATATTTTTTAATTCCCAACCTAATTTATCAGCTAAGATTTCAGACCACGATGTATTTTTATGTTGTTCGATAAGACTGACTGCACTAAAACTGCAGCCACATACCATAAGTTTTTTCATTATTTCATTGCTTTTTTCGCCATTTGCTGAACAACCTTTTTGTTATCGTCAGGTTTTTGTTCACCTGCTTCCGCTTGCCCCTTAAAAACTACATCCTCACCTTGTATGTTTGTGATATACTTGTTTAGTGGAGGTTGTTGTATCATCTTATACAAATCGCTCTTATCAATGATTATATCATTATCTTTATAATATTGCAATAGTTCTGCAACAGTCCAATTTGGTTTGGCTTTCCCACTATCTATTTCGTGTTTAAGCTGGTTGGTACTTGCTACCAACCCAACCACTAATGGACTGTCACTGAACTCGAATAAACGCATATTAACGCTTGGCGCGGCCTACAGAACCCAAATCTTCAGGTTCTTCATCGCCCATATTTAGGTCAATTTCTTCTTCGCCACCGTCAGGTAGTTCTTCTGTTGCGCTTAGGTCAGCAAATTCTTCATCACCGCCCATGTCAGCACCCATGTCAGCACCTGCATCAAATGCACCCATGTCGCCCTGACCAGTGATACCATTGACTGCATTTTTCATTGTAGTCTGGCTTTGTGTTAATGCTGCTTGCAATGAAGTCAATGCTTCGCTAGCTTGTTGTTGGAATTGTTGGCTTTCATTAACACCAATTTCGGATTGAACTGAATCAACAAGTGCAGGTAGTTCCTTAACAATCATGTCACTTACTTGTTCAACCATCTTTTGAATAGAATCAACCATATCTTGCGCTGCAAGAATAGTCTGAGACTTTTCAACTTCTTCGTTTTCTACAACGATACGAGGACGATTTGCACTTAGTTGTGCAAATTGCTTGCTTAGTGCTTGCTCCATGAAAACTAGTTTCATGTATGCTGAATTATCTTTGTAGTAGTCGCTGCTTGCTTTTGATTCACTCATTAATCCACGAACTTTGTTTAGCATTGTTCTTACCTGTGAGTAAGACATTTTGCTAACATCAATGGATCTTCCATAATGTTCTTTTAATGCTCGTTGTGCAGTTTCTACTGGTTTTTTATCAAAATCTGTTAATTTCATAGTTGTGGGTCCCAAGACTAATATAGAGTATTTATCACTTTTGGCTTTAATATTCGGATTTTGTTTTGAACTTTTGCTGCTGCCAAAAGTCTGATTCTGATATATAGCTTTCCAGTTCATTGACCATTTGGATTCTTTTTAGTTTTTCTTCGTTTAATTTGGCTAAAAAAATCAATTTATCATCTATAGCTTTAGCTTTAGTAAAAAGTGAATTATGTACTGCTATTTGTGCTTCCTCGTTGCTTATGTTCCTATCTAAAGTAATAACCCTATTTGCAGAAACATATTTACCGCGTATATCGTATATGCACCAGCAAATAGCGTTACGCATACTAAAAAAGTTATGAACTACTTCACCGTTTATCTGTATAACTTCTACGTTTGATTTAGACTTTTTGTGTATAAAATACTTCCCAAACACTGAATAATAATTTTTAGAAATTTCAAATATAGAAATTGATTCTATGTCTTTGCGTTCTTTTTGAGAAATTATCCTAGTCAGCTTTTTTTCAATCTCTGTTTCAGTTATCATTTTGTAATACCTTAAAATAAATGTTTCTTAACTCATCTGTACAATCCAAAAAAGCAGGAAGCTTGTCCCATGAAGTTTTTGTTTTAATCATAGGTACTTGGTCACAGTCTGCATAAAGATAACCCAATTCCGTTATACCATCATAAAAAACGCTAGGATGCTGAACAGTAAAATTAAAAGTCCAACAGTTAAATTCTTCGTCATCATTTTGGTCAAACAAAAATCCAAAATTTTGAAATTCTGTAAATTTAATTTTTATTAGTTGCGGTTCTTCTATATCTTCAGGTTGACTACGCAATGAAATAACCTGTAAAATTGTGTCAAAGTTGCATTGTGTATTTCTTTTATATAACCAAACGGTAGGATCATCCTCAGGCCCGGGCTTACTTCTATGGACTACTCCGGTCTGTGTAATATCAAATAGGGTATAGCAACTTAATTTAAAACTCATAAAGTATTTAGAGGTAAAAAAAATCCGAGAATAAATCTCGGATTTCTTTGTTGTGTGACAACTGATTAGCTTGCGCTTGTAGCTGTAGAAGCTAGACGGAAACCAACGTTTGTTACTGTTGCGCCACTTAAGTCGTAACCGTTAACTGTTCCTAGAGCACGAATTTGTGTCTGTAGAGCAGCCGCTGTGTATGCGCCAACTGGGTATACAGCAACAGACATGTTAGTTACGTTAGATGTTGCGCTTACGCTGTACATCATAACTGTAGCTAATTGCTCAATAGATTGCATAACTTGTGCAACCATTTCGTCAACGCCTAATTGGTCTGTTGGGGCAGCACCTAGGTCAAAGCCGAAGAAGTCCATTGCTGGACCGATAAAGTTAGTAGTAGTACCGTTTGCTGCTGCTGAAGAAGCTACTGGACCGTTTTGAACGTCCATTGCAAATACTGGTTGTGCATCACCGTGAGTACGTGTAAATCCTGCCATGATAATTTTCCTTTAAAATGTTTGAATCCTATAGATTCATACACTTATTTATGCCTGGCACAAAAAAATGTTGGATTTGGGTTATCGGCCAGCGAGATTTTGGCGTGAAAAACCCATTCTATCAACGAATTTTAAGCCGTTGCTGACGAATCCCTCTTGTGTTTGAGTACCGTCTTGTAGATAACCCTTGACTGGGCTTGCTTCGGCAGCTTTGTTTAGTTGGTCAACAATAGACATTTTTAACTGATAAAGAGCAACCCAGATAGTGAATGCCCCTACAAGGCCCTCTTTGTTTTGTTGTAAATGCTGTGTTAGTTTTTGACGCATGGCCTCAGTCATAGGACGACTGTTAAAGTATTGCATAAACCCGTCTACTAAATCATTGAGATTTCCAGCAACAATTTTCTTATTAATATACGTAGTGAACAATCCACGGAATGTAGCGGCTGCTTGTGGGGCTGTATTTAACAACTGATCCACAGCTTGACCGTACTTAGATACAGCAGATTGTGCTTTTTTAACTAAAGTATTGTCTAACTTAAGTTTAGGAGTTATCGGCATTTTAGCAGGAACAATCGCTACATTGCTATTGTTCTTTAAGCTGCCTATGGTTCCATCTAACGGCGTAGCTTCGTCTGTTGTCTGGGCTGTAGCTGGTATAAATTGGTGTACAACTATACCTGCTTGTTTACCTTTAAAGAATTGTCCTACATCGCTATTTGCGTCAACGGTGTATGTGATACCATTGGGATTGGCTCTAAACTTATACATACCGTTTTGGTCTTGCAGTGGCTGACTGAATAGTAGGTCACCCCAATAGTACCCTTTACTGCGGTCTGACTTTTCTAAGCCAGGCCAAATCTCTGCGATTAACTGATGTAGTCCCGAACGGTCTACACCCCTTGCTCTATCATATTCTACAAATTGTTCAGGACTGAAAACTTGTCGGCCAGACATGTCCTTTTTATTGAACATGTGCTTGTCCATAATGCTAAACTTCCCGTTTGTACCACGACCAAATATCAATGCAGGATATCCATCCCATTTAATAGTCACAGTCTGTGGATTCTTAACAGTATTAACAGAAGCCTGTATAGCACGACTTGCCCCCTGAGAACCATCTAAAAATACCAAATCTTCAGGGTGGTCTAAATGTCCTTTTGCTTCAAAAAGACTTAATTGTTCAATCTTAGATTTTAGAAATGATAATTCATCAGTTATGGTCATTTTTACTGTTCTTTTTTATAGATTTAGCAAACCTAGATTGATCCTTGCTCTTAATAGCACTTAACAATTTTCTTTCTAAAATCTCAGCCTGTTCAGGAGAATAGTGTTTATTAATCATTTCAATTAAATTAATGGCACTGGTAATGATATTATGACCCCTACTTTCGATGATATGGGCCGTATCACGGTTGTTACCAATTGCCTCTAATTCTTCTAAAAGACTGCGAGTTTGTTTTTGCATGATATAGTATTTATTCTGAAACCGTTTTTATTTCTTTAAACTATTGAGTAATGTCTTTAATTTTGACCCCTGAACGTCTACTACGACCTTTTTATTCAGAGGTTCTAAAACTTCTCCTGTGTTTTGGTCTATTATAGGGTCAGTAGAAACTAATGTAGATTGGGGTTTGAGCTTATTCATAATATCATTTGCGCTGGGGGTAGCCTTGTACTTAGCTTGTTGCTCACCATAACCCTCAGGATCAGGATCTGTAATACGCAATGTTTCTACGTTGAATTCTAGTTCAATCTTTTGCCCTACACCAGAACTACTACGGGTTTTCATCAACTGCAATTGATACTGACCACGTTCACGCATACTGCGACTTGTAAAGATACCGAACACGTTATCTGCTGTGTTAATCTTTGAGATACCACCTGAAATGTGACTGTGGTCAAATTCAATCTCCTCAACAGCACTACGATTCAACTGCGATGCTGTTACTAATAATACATTCAATTCTTTCGCTAAGTTACGCACTTCTTCCGCAACGTACTTATCTTTAACGAACAAGTCGCTTGGACTGACTTTCGCACTGACCGGCATCAACAAATCTAAGTAATCAATACACAAGAAGTCTATGTTCATTCCTGTTTGAATTTGTAGTTCTTTACAATATGCACGAATGTCATTGACGTTACTCTGTGCTGGCATATACTTGACACGGAACTTACCATACTTCTTACTCATCATCTTAATCTTCATTTCAATATCATCAATTGATTTGAAAATTTCACGACTACTTGTTTCAGTGGTCATAGAGTCAATACGCATAGAACACAAGCCTTCGCTAAGTTCTAGTGTGATATAGACACCGTTGAGTCCCATACTAGTCCAGTTAACTGCTAAGTTCTGCATGAACAAACTCTTACCAGAACCAGAACCACCGGCAAAGATTTGTAATTCACCGCGATTGAAACCGCCATAGAGTTTCTTGTCCATACTAGGCCAGCCTGTACTGACTTGCCCGTTGTTAGATTTCAATGCCAACAATCGACCTCTAGGATCAGCAAAGTAATCCATACCCATGTCTTTTTGTAGACTGATTTGCACTGCGTCTTTTATTAATTTTTCAACAGGGTCGTACTCACCCTTTTCAAGCAAGTCGGCACTCTTTAAAATCGCACGTTCTAGTTCTTGTCGTTTAGTAAATTTTTCAAACTGTTCCAAGAACCAATCGTAATGTCCTTGATTCAAGTTTTGAATGTGTTCTAGTTTGATACCAGTAACTGCTTCTACTTGTTCAAACTCAGGTAGTATCTTGTATTCATCAGCATGGTGTTTGATAAACTCAGCAACAGGTCTGATAGATTTATCAAAATTGATTGCGTTATAAATGTTAGTAACACGGGTAAACAACTCCGCGTTAGTTAACATCATTCGTAGAAAATATTTTTGCTTCTCAACTGGGTAACTATTATCTTCATAGTCCTTTTTCAATTTGTTTCTTCCTTAATTCTATTTTAATTTTGCTCATTGTAGCAGATTCTAATATACTCAGTAAAGTAGGGAGTCTACCATATCTCACAACGGCATCATTTACATCTTTTATGTCACTATCCCAATGTGGGATGCTGACACTATAACCTAATTGAATAGCTCTTTCACACGTTTCAAGTCCTGATTTGTCTCGGTCTGGAACAAAGATAATCTGTCTATTTAATTGTGCAAGTAATTCTGCTTGATTGTCATTGATTGTATTGTGTGTCAATGCACAACAACCTAAACTCAATGCGTCAAAGATACCTTCAACCAATATAGTAACACTTTGATCGGGTAGTTGAAAGTCATAACCGAACACATAACCTTCTTGTTGTTCGTTAATGTATTTGGGGATTTTATTATCTAAGAATCTACTTGTATGTCCTACAATCTTATTCTTATACGTGTATGGTATGATGATACGGTTTCCCATTCGACCTTTATCGTCGGGAGTAACCATGAAAGGATATTCAGTATTACTTATACCCCTCGCCCTGAGATAGTCTATGTATATTTTGTGCGATTCATTATTTTCATCAATTAACACAGCATTTTCGGGCAACTCATGGTCTTTAAATTTAATCTTCTTTTCTTTTCGTTTAGGTTGTGTAAAATCTAAGAAATCTTTTTGTTGTAAACTCTCTAAGCTCCACTTGCCGATTTGTGTTTCATCGACGCCGCACCATGTCAATAACTGTCGTGTATTCTTAGATATAGTTCTACCCAAGACAAAGCCAGTTTTAAAATTACAGTTGAAGCAATGATATGACCAATTAGTTTGTCCGTCAAACTTAATACCACCACGACCTCGTTTGTCAGCAGTATGCCCGCGATGGTGACAGCAGATGGCATTGAAGCTATGCCAGCCGCCGTGGGTAAGTTTTTTCTTGCCTGGAATTAACGACAGAATATCAAACATTAAGTTAGTGTAACATAAAATAGTTACACAATCAAGTTTTATCTAGCCAATATATTGGTAACAACGCCCGCATTACTTACGAAACCAATACGGATATAAGGATGGAATCCTGTGATATTATAATGGAACGTGTCTGTAGTGTCTGTGTAATTGTATATTGGACTAACCGGATACCAATCGCTATCAATATCAGTAGAACCTTCAACCATAACATTACCATAGAAGTCAGTGTATGTGGCTTGCAGTGTTAATGTTGGGTTATCAGAACTTGTATAAACACTTGTATAGTATACGGCTGAGTTTGGATCTGGAACATAGTATGTGTTTGGGATCCAATTTGTGTTTGCAAACCCTTGACCAGTAGGAATAGTTAATTGTGTGCTTGGGACAAAGCTAGGCAATATGCTATTAACGATGTTCAAGTCACCGCGGCCACCTGCATTTTGGTCAACAAACACAGGGTAGTCAAATGTTCCAACTGGAATCTCTAATGTATAATAGCATTTCTGTGCGTCTATTTCTTCTAACTCACCTGGGTCTAAATACAATGCGGCAATGCCTGTTAAACCTAATTGTACAGTTAGTGCTTTTTTGATTAGAACAGTTGTGCCAGTACTATTTAAAATTCTGCAGGTGATTTCTTTACCTGTGATATCGACGGGTTTTTGTTCTTGGTTTAAGAACTGGAATTGAATCTGATTGTCTACACCTTTGTGTAGTGTTAATGGTTTGGCATACTGAGGCATATAGCTCCTTGGAGAGGTTCCTGATAGTAGGACAACAATTTGTCGCTGGGTATAAACAAATACTTGAGTTGAATACATGATAATGATATTTATCAAAATATATTATGTGGTTACCCAATGATAAATATTTCGGTCTAAAAATAACAATGATACACAACGAATTTTTTAAGAAATTAAGTGAAAACCACCCGTTTATAACGATATGTTCACACTCAAATCAGGACTACGTCGGAATAGTACAGAACAGGGATGATGTTGTCACTACTATATATGATTACGGGGCTATAGTAGACCCTTTAATTAAAGAAAAATTCCTAGAACTAGGAGATATTTGGTGGTGGGAAAGCAATAGGCTTATCCCCATAAACCTATTTTTGAAAGATGAATGGACTATTTTTAAGCCCTATTTAAGAACTTTCAACAATAAAAGTCTTACTATTATTCACGGTCCTATTTGTAGTATTAGTGAATTAAACAAACGTAGGACTAAACGCAAGAGTATCACATTAGTTAAGAGGATGCCGTAAGTAGATTCATATGCACAACGACCAATTGTGCATAAGCTATTGCGTGACTTTTCTTAAAACTATATCCATCGCTGCCCTTATCCCAAATAGTCTTTGTAACTTCGCGCCAGGGCAATCCAATTAAATGCTTTTTAGCTGGGCGAATAGCAGCTAAGAACATTGCTAGTCTGGGGATACTATCAATGGGTTCAGGCATTTTCTGTATAGAATTGTAATGATTCGCTAAGTGAATCAATTTCTCAACAAATTCTTTATCATTCAACTTAGACCAGTCAGGTTGTCGCATTAATTCTACTAGATGTTCTTCACTCTTTACTTGCTCATAGACATGAACATTAAGTAAGTCTAGTTTGAAGTATCCGCGCTTTTCAGCGTCAGTGTAATCAATGCTAGCCATGTCATTGACAGGATCATATGGAATGTCTGTAACGTAAACACCAGTGTTATGTTTACGCATAGGATTAACATTACGCATAGCCGCGGATGTATGAGTAATAAGTTTCAATAGTTTATCTCTATCACCAAAGTCAATATCAATATCTGAATCAATTCTCATCGCGGTTCTGCCAGTCCTGCTTTCATTAATTTTATATACGCTTGTTGCACAACAATTGCTTGTCGTTCGGCATCTTCTACAGCCTTGTGACTTGTAACGTGTCCACCGTCTTTGAGTTTAACTCCTGCGATTTCCCACAGTGTTCTTGTGTCTCGCATTGTCCAGAAAGGCCAGGGTATAGGGTTAGGCTTGTCGCTTGTTTGTCGCCATGCATGTTCCATGACGACCAAATCGAAGGGAGCACCATTGCTCCACACAGCACGACGGTTCCAACAAAACTTGTATAGGATCTCCATACACTCTGCAAACGGGATACGTCCATCTTCGCTAAATGCTTCTTCAAGTGCTGCAGGATTTTGTTCACTCCACCATCTGAGTGTATCTTCATTAATGCTCCTATTATATATCTCTGTTTGATCCTCAACAGTAGGTTTAAGTTCTAATCGCTCGACAACGCCGTTGCCGCGAGGATCAAATCTAACCGCCCCAATAGATAGAATAACACAATTAGGTGTTGTGTCTAAACTCTCAATATCTATCATTACATCATTTGCCATGTTATTCCATTAGTTTATAGTGAATATAGATTTTCTCGTTCATAATTACTTCACCATGTGTATACCACCATGTATCACTATATCTTCTTTCGCCATAATGTTTTTTACACCAATCAATTGCTTGATTCATGTCACTGGTTCTTACTTTTGTAATAGCATAGAATACACGATCCTCCCACCCATTGTCAACTGGAACGGTCTTTTTGAATGTCCGAAAGTATATTGGTTCTATAGGGTCGTATCGCAAATCTTGTGCGAGTGTCCCATTTATACCTGTAGCAATTGCCATATATACTTCCCTTCTAACCAATTGAAAAACTTATCTGCGTCAATTTTGTCTCTATATGCAACACCTTTGATTGTATACATGTCTTGTAAGTAATTACCGTATTCATTATCGGTCATCATCATTACAGTAGTGTTGACCCACATTATATCATATTCTTTGTTGTTCAGTTCCAACACAAATCCAACTTCAAATGCGTCTGTGTTTTTGAACGCGGCTTCCATAAGTTTGATTTTATAAATCTTTTGCCTGATATCTTCCATATTAGGCCAAGTTACAGTTACAAACCTGTCGTATTGTGTGATTCTGAATGGATGGTCTATCATTGATATTTTAATAAAAATATAAGGTACTTCTTTTCGTCCATGACTTTATACCCATCAGTAATATTGCCATCGACTATGTTCATTTTGATTCCGTAATTCGCTTCTATGTAATCTTCAAAATCATACGCATCAAATTGACCATTTAAATTAGACACATCTTCCATGTATTCTTTACGAATCTTTTTTAATGCTGCCCAATAGTCCCAGCGTTTCCTTCGCTGTTCTATATTAGGATCATCGTCATCGTAATCTTGTATTGGCGGGATAGTTGTCATTGCGGAAACATCAGTGTAAAATATGTAGCGTATCGGTCATCTTCAAACGTAAGAGTCCAATGTCTGTTAACCATGCCAGCAGACCAATCATACTTAGCTATCCAACCTTGTCCACCTATACTATTATGTAGGTGATGCATCCTAGGCCCTATGTTCTTCATAAGCCATTGTTCTTGCTCACCGTTTAATCCGTTCTTAAGGTTTATAGTTATTGTCATAAACTAATAAATCAAATACCGTAGCGTATTGAACTTCTGGTTCCATGTGAAAGCCTGTACCCCACACAACCCATACTTTACGCTTGTATGCTTTTTCCCACCATATGAGTTTACCTGTCACTGTCTTTCGTGGAAAGATAGCAAAGAATTCATGCCATGGATAGCAATCCGCTCCGTTTTCAATAATAGTATAATCCAATTTTTTATCCTTGTCACCCCAGCGCAAATAATAGTGACCGTCTTTGCCACGGAACACATCGTTTTCTAAATTCCAATTTAAACTTCTATTCCAATTTATAGCCATCGCAATATAAACCACTCAGCATCTTTTTTCTTGCGGAAGACAAAATAACTGTTCAGTCGCATCCATTGATTTTCTTTTACGTTATTTCCGATCCACTCTAAAACATCGACAGCATGTTTAGTTCCTGTATAGTAGAATTCAATCTCTGTCCAGCCGCCTTCAACTAAACAGGAACGCAAAACATCGTGGTCAATACTTTTTTCCATTTCTTCAAGTTTTTCTTGGAGTATCGTATCTATCAATGGTATATCAGACTGAACCATGTTGCTAATTCTTCTCTGTAAAAGGTAAATGTTACACATCTATTATACACAGCATCACCTGAAAAATCATTGTATTTGGGTGGTTGGTAGGCAAAGTCAAAGTCTACACCTTGAACATAACCCTTATTTTTAAGTTCTTTTACAATCTCCAAAAAATCATTGGGCATTTTATCGATTAGTTTAACTTCAATCAACTCCACCTCAACGTAAACAAAACAGCATCAGCTTCATTTCTAAAACTAAATCTATATTTTCCAGCATTGGGGCCTCTGAAACCTGCCCAAAAGCAACACCATATACCTTTTTTATTATCAATTGCACCCCAACGCTTACCCCAATGTTCTCTACACCATTGTTCTGCGTCACGGTGATTTTCTTTACTTATTAAAACATCGTATGGCAATTGAGTCATCTCCACCTCAACATTGCTACAATATAATCTCGTTCGTATCTAAATTTGATTTTGATTCCGTTTGTTGTTTCAAACCATCTACAATGTCTTTCGCACTTGCCTATAGTATTATATAACCATTCAATAACTTCACGATAACGTTTTACTTGACCGTTTAGATTCAACTCAAGTTCATGCCACCCAGGCTTTGTGTCATGCCAAGTAGGACCCTCAAAGTGTATTCTTCTCATGCCCATCGTAGTAAAAAGTGGGTAAAATCTTGTTCACGCTTAAACGCAAAGTATATTATATCATATCCTCCTATATCGTTAAACTCCATCTTTCCCCATTGATTCTCATAAACTCTATGTATGTCACAACGGAAGTTCCATTTTATCTTGTCGTGACACCAGTCATTAATTTCATCATACCCATAAACTTGTCCGCCGGGCCCGTAATCCGCTATAAATTGATATGCAAAATGTGTTGGGTATTTACAAGCATAAACATATGGGTAGCCGGTGTAGAAATCTTCCACATATTGGGCATACTTTGCAACATCAGGATCACGGCTATGCTTATAGGCTCTCCATGTCAGATATCCGCTTTTTTTGAGTTTACGCTCGGTGCGCCATTTGCGTAGTCTTGCTTTTATCCTAAAAAGATTCATGTCCATCGTAACATAAAATGTATAGCATCTTTTTCATCATAAAAATCAAACTCCATATATTCGCTCGTAGGATGCCAAATGAATTTATTACCCGGTAATCCAAACTGTTCTATAGTCCAAGCACATATTTCATTCCACGATGGAATATCATCACGATCCTCACGCCACTCTAGTATGACTTTAGTAACCGGCTGCACTTAGCAACTCCTTGACTTCTTTTACTTTGTCAGGCTCACGATGAAATTTTAGTGCCCACTGTTCTGGGTCAATATAATCAATGACCATTTTAACTTGAGTAGGATCTAAACTTTCCATAAACTCTACACCACTACGACACTGAAATATCATCCATGGACTAATCTTACCAGTAGTAATTGCATGACAAATCTTATTCTTGTTACCATAGCGTAGATAATCTTTGCTCTGTATAGTTTCTCTTTCAGCTAATTCAATGGTCGTTTCAACACTGCGGTGTATTGCATCTAGTGGATCTTCTGTTTTGAGATATTCAATCAAATACTTGGTATAATTAGAATCTTGTGTCCATGTATCAATTCTAATTTGATTTTTTACCAACCAATCTGCAAATCTGCTCACGTTCAATGCGTTAATATCAACACAATAATTACCAAACTTAACAAACGCTGTATAGTATGCTGACTTGATAAAATCTTCGTAGGTCTTTTTCTTTTTATTAGTAGTATTCTTTTTGTAAAATTCATTCCATGCTTGGAACGCTATACGATTGCCCTGAAGGTCTTTGTTCATCCAGCGGCGTTTACTCTCACACATGTGAGTCATCAATGTAGATTCACGCACAAACTCACCGTTACAAAATTCGCAACGATGTTTCTGTTTAACTGTTTCCTCTATCTCTTTCGTATTCTTTAATTTCTTCATCTGTAACCATTTGACTTAATACTTCAATGTCACTCAACTTCATAGTTGGATAGACAGTAGCTAGATAGAACTTTTTTCTTTGTTCAGTAACAAAAGCCTTTGCAACTTCTGTTACATCATCTTCATTTGCTTTAGGATATATCTTCTTGTAATATTCTTTTGTGTCTTTCAATTGTGCTTCTTCTTTAAGAAGACTAACCTTTTCTTTAATCTGTGGTATCCAAGGATGATATTGTTTACCTAAGCCAGGGCTTGCCGCACATAGCATCAACCATTGTAGTTTAGGATGCTTCATCACATATTCATTAAAGAGATATTTGTTAGCATGATAGTTAGTACTCATGGCATAATAACCAGCAAGTTCTCCTGAGCCTTTTAAATAACTTAAGTATCTAACTAACATAAAAGATGTGAACTTCTTTTGCTTTTCAGGACTTAACCCATCAAAGAAGCCATAATCTTTCTTGTCTAAAGCAGTGATTGCTTCAAACAGCGGAAAGTCTTCTTTTTCTAGTTGTTCGTCTTTAGGAACATCAACTTTTTTCTTTGCCATTAGAATGCCTGACTATAATCTACAATCTCACAATTACGACTAATCTCTTTAACAAAATATACACATCTTGGTTCTTTACCGTCATCAATGGGAACACACAAGAATTGTCCATTACGCAATCGAGGAGCATACCATGTTACGTCATGGTAAATGTCTACAATCTCAATTGGCAGAAAGCTAGGACTGAAACTTGTCAATGGATTAAACTCAAATGCATTGAAGCCTCTGTCATTGATACTTGTGAGTGGTAATGTTTCTAAGTCACCATGATCCTGTTCACCAATAAGTATCTGCCAGTCAACTGGCATCTTAATTGTACTGTTGCCGATTCGCAATACAAGCGCGGGACTATTGAAACTCTCCAAAAAGATTAGTGGGATATAGTGATAGTCTACATTTTGTGGGTTACTATTGTCAAGTATAGCAAACCGTAGGTCATCAATCTCGTCTGGTAGTGTTTCTAAGTTATAATATTCGTTATCTAGGGTAAGTATTCGCATGATTATATTTTAACACCTTATCACTTGTAAGTCAACTTCTCGAGGTCAAATGGGTAATTTGCCTCTTTGTAGAATGCTTTTCTTTGGGTCAAATGTCGTTTAGCAAACTTACAACTACTGGTTATGTCCCAGATTTGGACAAAGTCTTTGTCCTCTGCTTTTCTAATTCCTCGACCGATTGACTGTATGACTCTAACGAAACTCTTACCAGGCTCAAGGAGTACCAGATTAAAAATCCTGGGAATGTTAATGCCCACAGCGGCAACTCCGTATGTTGCGATAATGATTTTGTTACTTGCGGTTGCGACTTCATCATAGTTTTCCTTTCGTTCTGTCAGATTAGTTTCACCCGACACGAATGCCACTTCAGGTGCATCTTTTAGTAGACTGAATATGTCGCTCAATCTACGTTGCAATTCTTTACCTGCATTGATTCTATCAACAAGGATAAGTGTATTGCCGCTTTCAGAAATTTTCTTTATGAGATTTGCAATTGCGTCTAATCGTTTACCATCCTCAGTTAGATACTTCAATTCACTTTGATAGTTACTAAACTCTACGTCATCTTTCAATTGAACAATGTTAACGTGACACTGTGCAAGAACTCCACGCTCTTGTAGTTCACTAGCGGCTAGCTTACCAATGACAGGACCTATGCTGACAAACAATGCTTGTGCTTCAAACTTTGCTTTGGGAATAGTACCTGTAAGACCCCAGCGAATTGGAACTTGTGCAAATACACTCGTCATCAACGTTTTAAGTGCGTCTGCTTTAGCCATGTGTACTTCATCAACCATTACACATACAACACCTTCGATAAAGTCCATGATAGATATTTCAGCTTCGCCTGACTTGGTCTTCTTCATCATGTTGTTTAATGATTGCCATGTACAGATAGTATGTGTTTTTCCTATTTCTTTTCTGTCGCCAAAATAGACACCAACATCAAGACCCAAGTTAATATAATCAGCTTCTGTCTGACGAACGAGATCCTTATTAGGGACAATTACGATACTTCTTCCATATGGTTCTACGCTTAAACTTAATGCCGCTGTTGTAACAGTCTTACCTGCACCGGTTGCAATTTCTTGTATGCACTGCGGATTCTCTAGGAACTTGTTAATGATTTCAATCTGGTAGTCACGCAATACAACAGGCTGACCTTCTAATGGATGCTTTACAGGCCACACCTTGTGTTTGAAAGTATCCTCGGACACTTTGTTGAAATTGAAAGTAGTAGTGTAGTCTCTAAGGTCTTCTAACTGAATGTCATATCCTGCTTGGTCAAGCAAGGGAAGGATCTCAGGAAGTAAGTTGATATATGTACTACCACCTAATGCAAAATAGCTTACTTTACCGTTCCAACGCCCTAATCTAACTGCAGGTAGATATCGAGCACCGGGAATTTCATACTCAAACATCTTCATCAATGTTTTACGGTCACCTAGTTCAAGTCCCTCTAGCTTGCAGTTGACTTCATCTTTAATTATAAGTTTACATTCTTTCATTTAGGTCCTAGATTTACAGGATCTGAATTTACGACCCTTATTATTTTAAATAACTTTAACGGCTTTGGTTCCGTTAAGAATATGTTTCCTCTCATGTGTAGAAATACAGGATTTTTAAAATCGCTTAGTTGTGATGTTCTCTTACACACTGAAATTGATTCGTTTGTTGGAATTGTAATAACTCCAGTAGACAATATAGACTTGGCTTCGTTGACTGCATCACAACCCAATTCACTGAGATAATTCAATACAGTTTTCATGTCTCGCATTTCTACTGTTACATGAAATGACGTAGCAATTCTAATCTTTTCTGGTTGTTCTATATCAGCAAAACGATCCTTGACAGATTGGTCTATTTCTATACCGTATTTGGCTAACTGTGCGATTGTATTTAGATTATCTGACAACTCAATATCTTTTGTTGCTTCATAAACGTGTTCGTTGATTGCGGCAATATAGTAGCAGTTGTTGTATACTAACGTGGGTGCCCAATATTTAACATTTTCGTAATCGCTAAGACTATTGATTATTTGTGTAACGGTTTCACAGTAATTAAGCACGGTGTAATGTTCTGCTGACAAATATATTAGTTGCTTTAAGACTGTGGGGCTGTAGTTAGCTTCGTATTGTTTCTTTTCTTTTATCCATACTAGATTGTATGGTTGACTTTTTCTAAGTGCTGTGAGGAAATTCTTGTTGTAGGGGCTACGAAAAATTATTTTACCATTTTCTATCTTTATGTTCGCCCCCGTGTATTCAGGAAGGCTTTCAACTACTTCAACAGACCAACGCAATAAAAGTTCATTCTCTATGTTAATTTTACTATGAGAGAATTGCCTATGGTACTTCCTTGCGACCTTACGAAACAATAAGTCCTGATTAGTTGTAATCCTTTTTTGGGTAGTGATATACAGTGTTAAGTTGTTTACAAACTGGTCATCATACCTACTCAATCTAATATTGGTAAGCATCCACGTAGCCAATTCATCAAGTGTCGAAAAAAGCATTCAGTAATTATATTTACTTGCCTGATGGAAGTCAAACATACAGGCAAAAAAAGGGGACCGAAGTCCCCTAAAACTAAAGAAAGGTATTTACCAC